AATATCAATGGAATATGGAATTCTGGTATAATCCTGAGGGATGGGACCCGCTGCTATTCTTCAAAGATCAATATGGCAAGGCCCCATATAATATTGACACTACTAATCTACTTGCAGCTAATCACACTGCTAGGGAAGGTTCAGCCCCATATGGTGCATTGAGGCCATACATGTATCCGCTAGTTAATTTCTGGACACTAATATCACCGACGCTAGATTATAAAGAGTTCAAGGCATGAGAAACTTCAAACCAGTAAATCCAGTTTCTAGAGATCCTAACGGCAAGATGGGTATTGACATAGCGTCTATATCTGATATGGCTAATTCAGTTAAGTATAGCCAATTGGAGGCCCAGGAAAGTATAACCGAAGTTACAACTACTGCTATTGGTAAGGTGACTGCAATAACAGGTGATAAAACATTCAATTTTTATCACATATCAATTGATAATTCTAATATAGTTTATACTAGGCCACATGAGACACAAGAGGCAATTACATTAAATAAACTTCCTGACGCTGATGATTATGTTCAATTATTACTTGTCAGATGTCAAAATGGGGCATTTAAGTGGATATATATTAATGCTAATGTTAATGTTACATATCTAGAGGAGCAGTTAGCTCAGTGTTGTGGATGTTCTAGATCTGGAGTTCAGGAACATGCCCAAAAGGGATGTGTAATTGAAGATGAAGTAAATTCTGAGTATTTAGATCCTGGCCAGCCGGATGCTGATTGGGAAACCTTAAGAGATTCTATAATTGCAGGGGCGAATAACACTGGAGCCGCCCAGAATGAGCCTGTAGGTCAATTGGGTAGGTACATGCGGCGTGATATGACAGAAGTTGATATTGACACACTTAATATTGTAGGTAGGCTAGAATGTAATGACAAATGTCAATTCCATCACGATACCACACTTGACCCATCTGCCAATATAATTTCAGCAGTGTTGATTGCTGATGTTCATAAGATTAGCACTGGGCTGGTATTTGAAGATTTCTTTGAGAAATTCACATTTAGCCTACGGTATTCAGATGGTACAGCTGTACGTACTGGAATGAGTTCAGATACGCCTGACTTTGGCTCTACGAATACCCCATATGATGGTCGGTTTAAATTCACCTTAGATCCGACCAAGATTAATACAACTGGAGATACTACGTTCTATTGGCAGTTTGAGTCTGAATGGGATGCACCATGCAACTTGACTATAGTGTATCCAGATGATGATGCACAATACTGGAATGGCTGGATGTGGGAACCAGTTACAACCCTATATCTCTTAACTGACATACCGTGTTCGTGATCTCCCCTAGGGCGGGGTATTGGGCCAATCTCCCCAATGCCTCGCCCAAACCTTATATCAATAAATTAGTCGATGATAGTGTCAAATTGTAGAATCACCTTAAGATCATCACATTCTAAGACTGATTTTACTGCAGCGTCGATTTGTGTTTTAAATTTATTAATATCTCTAAAGTAATCTTTATATATTTTGCCAATATTAATAATAGTCGCACCGCCAGAATTTGGGCCATCAGGATCCTGATGTTCATCTACCTCCATGGCTCCAAAAATTCCATCATCATTTACATTAAAGTAAATTGGTGATTTAGACATTAAGCGGGACTCACCATCATATTTTTCGGGCGGCTCATGCCATCCCTCAAATTCTAGAGCTATAAACCTACCTGAACATCCCTGTCGTCGGAAATAATAGATCTGTTCATGTAGGTCATAATTAGCAATAGAAATGTGTATCTGTGTCGTTTTAATCTTCATTTCTTCTCCTTTAAGGGAGGGGTGTTAGGATTAGGGGCAACCAGTTGGGAATAGGGACCGACATTTCGGTCTTACCAAACCCCTTTATCTCCACACCACCCCTCTCTACTACGTCGTGTCGCGCCGAGCGGCGACAAGAAACTACTATGTAAAACAGCCATATTTCTGGCAAATATAATATAGCGACGTATTTTAAGGGGAGACACATGAAGAGGGATGGCAAGTCGAGGTCACACAATTGTAAGTGGGAGTTGGAGAATCACGATAAAGTAAATGCGTATAAGAGACGATGGGATAAGATGAATCCAGTTAAGGTAAAAGCACAGCGTCGTGTAAGAAGGGCAATTAAAGCTGGTAAGTTAGTAAGGCCAGATCACTGCGAGATTTGCAATGCAAAATGCAAACCAGTGGCTCACCATGCCGACTATACAAGGCCCCTCGACGTGGTATTTCTTTGCCCCTCATGTCACATAGGCAGTACTCACCGGATGCGGAGATATAGAAACTACGACGAGTGGTACCGGGAGAAGAGAGAGGTTATTCAAGCGGCTAATCGAAAGTACCACGCAGCTCATAGAGATGAAATATGTGCTAGGAAGAAGAAAGCCAGATTAGCTAAGAAAGGGGAGAAATGAATAGTGATATGATTGAACTGCTGCGTAAAGAACATGAGTATGAGCAGATTAAGGCTGAGATTATGAAAGAGTATGAGGAGGCATGTGAAGAATTGCGTAAAGTCAAGGCCAATTTGAGACGTATGAGAATGAAGGGTCAGTATTTGCCAGAGGTGGTAGAATAACTTTTAAGGGGAGAGAAATGCTGACACTTTTAATGATAATTCTAGTTTCAGTTAGTGGTTCATATATTATGAGTTCTCAGTTTCGTTCTAAAATTCAATATTGTAATAAGATACTTATTGAACGTGCGAAACAGAGTGATTCAACACCTTTTAATTAACCTTTTAAGGGGAGAGAAATGAAAACTGCAGATTTAAAAGATTTTCCACTTGATATGAGAATGAGTTATTCAGAATTTATGAAGTGTCATTCTTTATTGAGTAAGGGTAAAAATGATAAAGTTCTTAAAATCTTAATTGAAAAATGTCTAGCTACACCAGAAGAGGCACAACAGTGGATAATTTCAAAAGAACAATTAATTAGTGATTATAATACCTTAAAATCAGCTATTAGTGGTGTTATATGGTGTAAAATTGGTATTATTGCACTAGTAATATTTAGTATTATACAAATTATTAGATTATTCTTTTAAGGGGAGAGAAATGAAAAATCCTGAATTAGCACAGTTGATTAAGAAGTTCACAGAAGACGTAGGTGAATTCTATCCCAATCTTAAATTATATAAGATAGATATAACACCATTTGAATGTGATATGTATGGTTTCCAAATTGATAAAGATAAACATATAGTAACAACTGATGGACAAGATTTGGTTACGACTAAGAGCACTATTAAATGGCAAAAATTAACAGAATAGTATGCGTGTATTTAAGGTACGAAGCAAATTTTAAAATAGTAAAACCTGGTGACGCAGGTTAGGAATAAGGTAAATGAAAATACAATTTAAAGAGATACCTTGTTCCATGGCCCCAGAAGCGTCATACTTCTGGGGCCTCCTCTTATATATAAGGAGTGTATTCAATGCAGTATAATAATTCTAGAAGTGCAGATAGATATAAAATGTTAGGTATAAATTCATTAGGTGGTTCTTGGATACGAGATTTCACCAAGATATACACCTATTCTGAATTCAAGGTGATGAACATATTACTTAAATATTATGGATATAAAGTAATTTCACCATCAATTACCCAAATTGCTAAAGAGGCAGATTTAAATGAGTCCACAGTTGATAGTGCTTTAAGGAAGTTCAAGAATGATGGCCTCATTTCTTGGATTACTATTAAGAAAACTCCTAAATCACGCCCTCATAATGAATATACATTATGCCTCAAAGAAATAGCGATTAGGGGTACGGAGACGGGAACGATTAGGGGTCTGGATGCCCCACAAACGGAACGGAATAAAACAGACGTTGCTATGCTTCCCTCTGTTAATTCGCATCGAAGCGGGGCAGCATCGCCCACTTCAATTGAGAAATCGGATAACGGAACTAAAAGAGAAAAACAGAAACAGCCCGTGACCGATTCTTCAATTGAAGACAACGCTCCGCAGTCCCGCATCTCTGCAATTATTCAAGAATGGAGGTATTTATATAATCTGCCAATTAAAGATGAGAGAGATGCACGTGCAACTCTGAAAAAGAATTGGGAAGTGGTGCGTTCATCTCTGAACATTAGTGATGATGATATGGTGTGGTTTGTTAAATCTGCTATAAGAAATAGTATATCATTTCTGAAGAATGCATCACAGATACGAGGGCCTGGGTGGTTATTTATGCGACGCAAGAATAGCAGCGTTGCTACGTGGAATTTATATGAGTGCCTCACTTGCCATTATGGTGGTGTTAATAAAATCCAGGAATTATATGGAATTATTAAGGTAAGAAGTGCTAATACGGACTCCACTCAACTAGGAGGAATAAATGGTTAGATGCACTTTACATATTTCTCAAAATCCAGATATAGAACCTTGGTATTGTATAGATATTAAATATAATAATGTAAATTTAAGTAATATAATATTAAAAAATGGAAGATTCTGGTATAATAGAAGAGAAAAATTGTTAGGATCTACGTTAGTAGATTTAATAAATGAAGAAATAAATTTAATAATGATTGAATATGAAAGAGGATGTTATGAAAGAGTTATTGTTGAAGATAGGAAATATGAAATAATTGAAAGAGATAGAATAGAACCTGAAGGAAGAACATTAGGTGATTTAAATCTTAAAAATATAAATACTAATCATTTAAAACAATATAATAAAAATATGCAGCAACGTAAGTGGATTAAATCTGAAATGCGGAAACGTGAGATTTCTAAAATAAAATTTCCCCGCCATATTACTACTAATAAAGATATAGATGAAATTTATCAAAGAATTATATTAAGAGAGCTAGATGAATAATTATATATTAGAAAGTATGGTTATGCAAATTTTAAATATGGAGGAGATAACATGACTGCCAATGAGCTACATATCTTAAATCAGATACTTGAACGTATTAACTTAATGTGTAGGCATCAAGCTGAGGATATGGATGGTATAAACGCCCTAGTTGATACGTTACAGAAGAAAATTGAGGTTCAAGATGACGTATGAAGAATTTGATGCTGAGCTAAAACTTCTACCTGGGAATCACCAGAGAGCTTTGCAATACTGCGCTGAAGGTGGGAGTGTACTTGATGTTGCAAATTCCCTAGGTGTTGCCGCATCTACATTATATTCCTGGCGTAATAAATCAGTCAAATTTGAGGAATTATGGCAATTTGCAGTTGATTTAGGTATCAAGAAAGCGGAGAGCACACTATGTATTGGGTGGATGAAAAGTGCAGATGACCCCCGCTACTTTAATTATTTGAAATTGTATCTAGCCGCTCATAAACCTGAGAAATATGGTGCTAAACTTGAAGTTACAAATGCAACGCCGCAACAAGAAGTACTAGGTGTGACGTTGCCACCACCTAAAGATGAATAAATTAAATCCTATTGGTGGTGGCCTCAAAGTTATCAATTCTACTGCACCTACTATATTATATCATGGCCCTCGTAATACTGCCAAAACCTATTCTTTAATGATGAAAATGCGGATTTGTGCTGACCGCTACCCCGGTATTCGTATAGTTCTACTGCGTAAGACCCGCCATGCCCTAACTGATTCTATAATGACAACATTTGAGACTATACTCCCAGATGGCCACTATTTAAAGGGTAGCCAAGAGAGATCTAGTCGGCATTCCTATAAATTTAAGAATGGTAGTGAAATCATCTTAGGTGGTTTAGATGAAGCTGATAAATGGCGTTCTAGTGAGCCTGACATAATTTGTATTCATGAAGCAGCAGTTGGTATTGAAGAGCAAGATTATAATGTACTATGTGGTGGCCTATTTAGACATAATAAGGCCCCATTTTCACAGATAATAATTGAATGTAATCCCTCCTACCCTACACACTGGATTTGGGAAAAAGCACAGTCAGGTGGATTCTCAGAGGTAATCCAAGCCACACATGCCGACAATCCCTACATCACACCAGAGTGGTGGGAAATGGCACGTCAATGGACTGGATATACCAAGTTGCGTGATTTAGATGGAATTTGGTGTTCAGCAGATGGCTTAGTATACCCAAATTATGATAGATGTGTTAAAGATTTTGATACTCAGAAAATTGAAGGTGAGAGTAGAGGGGCTATGGATTGGGGATTCCATCCTGACCCCTATGCATGCTTAGTTGGATGCTTAACTGAGGATGATGTTCTCTATTTATGGTATGAACGTTATGTAACTGGACTACTACTTAAAGATCACGCAAGGGTCATCCCGACCGCTCTATATTATGCAGACCCATCCCAACCAGCCGCAATATATGAAATGCAAGCTTCGGGTCACACAGTGTATAAGGCGAAGGTCAAGGATATACAGTTAGGTATACTCGCAGTCAAAAGTCGTATGGAAAGAGGGAAGTTGGTAATACACCCCTCACTTAAGGCACTATTGGCTGAATTATCTCAATACCAATATGATACAAAGAGGCCAGATTTGCCGACTAAACATAATGACCATCTTTGTGATTGCCTTAGATATTTAGTATCTAGCATAGACATAAGGGCAATTGCCAATGAGTAAAGAAATTTACCATGATTCTATTCAGGATGGTGTAATTCCACCTAAAGCTAAACTGGAAGAATTTGATGAAGATGCCTATCTCCAGAAGATGCAAGATCAGTATCTGATGGCTGATGGTGCTCCACATTGGAAGAAACTATGAATCCACTAAATTGGCTTAGAAGTAAGACTCCTACACGGGCAGCAGCATCTGTAAGTGAATTCAGAATGCCCTCAAATGAGTGGCGTACTGAGATCACACCCGACAAACACCAATTGGGTGAATATTTTAGAGGGATCATATCAGCATGTGCAACTATCAATGCGCAGAGTGTAGCCAAAACCACATTTAGACTTTATAGTGGCGAAGATGAAATTGAAACTCACCCAATGCTTGACCTCCTAAATTCAAGTGAAATTGGCCCTCAATATGATCTATTTGAATTAACGCAGTTATATCTTGAGATGTACGGTGAAGCCTATTGGTATGTGCCAAATGGAGCCTTAGGCATCCCATCTGAGATTCAACTATTAGATGCAACCTATATTGAGAAAATTGTAATTAATAATAAATTAAGTCATTTTAGATATGCAGCTGCTGGTGTAAGTCAGAATTATGCAGTTGAAGATCTACTTTGGTTTAAGTATTCGGCCCTAATTAATCCATACATCACAACTACCTGTCCCGCCAAACAGGCATGGAATTCTATTAAATTGCAATCACTTTATGAATCACTAGAAATGTCAATTTGTACCAATATGGGTAGACCTGATGTTATCATAACTACCAAAGAGGGTATGGGACCAGTAGAGCAGAAGAGATTAGAATCACAATATAATTCTAAATTTAAGCAGTCAGGTAATGGTAGAGTAATGATTCTATCAGGTGTAGATGGTGAAATGAAGCCCATGATGTGGCCCCCTAAGGATATGGCTGGCCTTAAGGTTTATGAGACAGCTAGGGCAATTATATGCAATAATTTTCAAATTCCAGTACCCCTACTTGATGCTAAACCTGGCAACCGTGCACAAATAGAGGGTGGATTTTATCAGTATGGCTTATTGGGTGTTGACCCTAGAGTTCGTAAATTCGCTGGGGTATTGACCAAATTAGCCAAGCGATATGATCCTAGCCTATATGTTAAACATGATGATGTAGTTGCACGTGACGAACAGACAGATGCGGCTGTATTCACCTCATATAAGACCGCTGGTATCTTAACTACAAATGAGATACGCAAAGAAATTGGATATGAAGATATAGATGGTGGTGACGAAGTTGATACGTCAGCATCTGTACAACGCACGGAGGAAGCTGCCAATGAGTAATGCAACTACACCACCAATCCACGAAAATTGCGTGTGTGAAATTCAAGATGGTATTTGGACACTAGGATCATCAAATTCAGGCCCATGTGCTATATGTGAGCAGATGGCTGCTATGTGGAATATGGGAATTAGAAGTGGTACAGAGTTTGATATTCTGACTAAGATTTCACAATCAATGCACAAATTCTCAACTGATTTCAAGGGATACCAGAGGGCGGGATTTAAAGGTACCCTACAGCAGGTTCTTGAGGATCAAAGGGCAGATGTTAGTATTATCTCGACTGACCAGTTGGACTCATACAAGACTATATTCGAACCTGATGGGATGGATTGGAGTGAATACCTAGGGCCAATTGGCGCACCTGTAATGAATCAACATTCTAGCTTTAAGATTGGGCGTTGTGCATGGGTCAAACCATATCAGGCTAAGGGTGTTAGAGGATTTATTGCTAAGACTGTATATGACGATTCTACTTTAGGAAATATGGCATATAATGCTGTAAAATCCGGTGGTATTAATGGGAAATCAATTGGATTTATACCACTAGAAACCCGTAAGCCATCTGAAGCTGAACTTAAGAAATATCCAGACTTAGAGGAAGTGATTTCAAGATGTGTGATTATGGAATATTCAACCGTAGTTGAGCCTGCAAATCCTAGTGCTAAAGTGGTAGCTAGGGAAGCGGCACCTATAGTTGAAGCTAAAATGACTGATAGACAGTTACAGGATTTGATTATGTCGAAAATTGATATAGATGGTATTGTTAGAAAAGTAATACGAAAAGCAATGGGTCGTGTTTAAATATAAAGTATAAGGCTAGAGACATTAGGCTTGTGGCTGGAGATGTTAGGCCGACGAACAAAATGATAAGATGTACCAATGGATTAGTAATTTGGGAATTATTAATATGAGTACTGAAAATGAAGTTGAAGTTGCTGCCAATAAGTTGAGTGAGAAGCTGGTTGGTGATGTCACCCGTGCAGTTAAAGCTGAATTTGCCGAAATGAATAAGACTAAGGCTACTGAGGCTAAAGTGCTGGCTGACAATACGCTTGATAGTCGAACTGGTGGATGGCGTTCGTTCAATGATTTCTTCGCTGACATTATGATTTACGGTAAAACCCGTGGTCGTAGTTGCAGTGATGAACTCAAAAACTGGATGGAGAAATCCCCTCAGTTAGACGCTCACATTCGTGCAGTTACAGGTGCCTCAGTTGCAACTGCAGCTGACGGTGGAAATGTAGTGCCAATTGCATATGCAACTACGATTGATGAGTTGTTCATCCAGAATTCAGTTGTAATGCAATACGGCAGTAAGGTGCCGCAGGCAACTGAAGTTCAGTTCTACCCTCAGTGGGGAGACCAGGACTCTTCGGGTGGGGCGTACGGTGGGGCTACCCCGCAGGCCGTATTGACTGAAGGTACAGAATATGTGCCTCAGAAGTTTGCAGTACAGCGTAAGAGTGCCACCCTCAAGAAATATGGAATGGCATTGCCCTACACCATTGAACTCAGCAGATGGTCAGCTCCAGGTATTGCGGCTCTGATCTCCCAAGTTGCTCCTCTGGCAATTTCGGCTGAGTTCGATTTTGAGGCTCTGAATGGTATTGCCGGTAAGGTTACGGAGAGCATCCGTAATGCCAATTGTGCAGTTACGGTTAGTGGTGATATTTCGATCGCCAATCTGAACTATATGTTCAGCAGGCAGTTAAATAAGAAGAAGGCCCGTTGGCTCTTTGCTGATACCCCAAAGAATTTCAATGCCATTCAAACATTGAATCTTGGTGGAACTGCCAATGCTAGCCCGGTTTATATGCCGTCGAATGGTATGGCAGATCAGCCGTTCGGCACTATCCTCGGCAGACCAGTTGATTTTACTGAAAACTGGAATGACATTGATGGTGGCGCATTCATTGACTACAGTAGCATCTACGTCCCAGTTGGTGGTGGTGGTGTTGAGCAGTACACCTCCGAGCACGTTAGGTTCATGTTCGATGAGTTCGTGATGAAGTTCTTAATGTTCGCTGACGTTCTGCCGATCATGTACGAACCTCACACTCCTAGGAATGGGTCTGACACTAAGTCGACGATTGTGTTGCTGAGTGACGGTACTGAGGCGTAATTTAAATAATGGTGGGGAGTCGGTGAGATGGCCGACTCCCCATTATAATAAGGAGAAACAATGCCAATTAATTTGCCGAATGTTGCAACACCAGCTGCGTATGATGTGGATGGTATTAGTTCAGCAATTGCTGGTGAGAATTCTGCCCGTAAATGCCTACAGATCTGCAATGATGGGACCGTAAATGTTTATATTGGTTTGGGTTGTGATGCTGTAATTGGTCAAGGTACATTTTTAGTTGCTGGTGCTGGCACTATGGAACTAAATTGGACCAATATGAATTATGGTTACGTTACAGCAATTGCAGATGGTAGTGATTTGGGTCATGTTACAACCAATGAATGGTAATATAAATGCCAATATCAAATAAAAGTTCAGGTAGTTCCCCAGCCGAATTAGCAGCCCAGTTTGCGGCTGGCGAGGCCGTTGGGGAGACGGCTGGTATTGACCTGGTGAACGCCCAAGTGGCCGGGGGCACGCCGGGAAGTGACGCCGCGACCGTTGCCACTAGGCTGATGGCGTCCGGTGCGGCACAGGCATCATGCCGCATTATTTCGCGGTGTTTGACTCCAATAGTGACCGAATGGGTGGCCGAGGAACCATGGCCAGCGCC